GTTTAACCTGTAGTGGAAATCCATTATTTCGAGCCAGCATTGTAACTTCTATACCTTTTTGTTCAGCCATTTCGAATGGCAGTGTTGCTACCACAGCACTGCCTTCCTGATGCACTTTCATTGTCATGTCGTCTGCGTCCATTTTATTATAATGGAATACTACTACTAGTGTTTCGCTGACAAATTCCTGCGTAGTAACTTCGTCATTGATGTAAATCACATTGTAATTGACAGGCTCGGGAATATCCTCTCGTGCCTTAATTTTGACGTCTACTGTGGTTTCTGTTTCTGTGCTCATTGATAATCCAAAAAGGGGGACGGATCCCCCTGGTTGTTACTTCTGGTAACTGATAGCAATTTTCTTAGGCTTGTGTTCTTCTGGAACAACATGCTCAAGTGCGATTGCTAAGATACCATTTTGTACACTAGCGGCACGAACTTCTACGTTGTCTGCCAATGTAAAGGTGCGCTCAAAAGCGCGAGTGCTGATGCCTTTGTGTACATAGTCAACTTCCTTTTCTTTCTTTTCCTGCTTGCCAGTAACGGTCAATACGCTGTCTTTGATTTCAACGTCGATCTCGTTTTCAGCAAAACCTGCAACAGCCACTTCGATAACATAGTGTGTGTCATCTAGACGTGCGATGTTGTAGGGAGGATAGTTGTCGCTGGTACGACTATTGGCAAAGGTGCGGTTAAGTTCGTTGAACACACGGTCAAAGCCGATAGCGTGGCGAGCAAAAGTAGGTAAGTCGATTGTTTGAATGTGAAAGTTTGTCATTTTTTTCTCCTTAATAAGCAAGTTTATGACTTGTAGACCCCACCCGGGCATCTACAATATTATTTATTATAATTTCTTAGGGAGAAAAAGTCAATAATTAAAACTGCCGAACTGGCAATTTTTGGCTTTCTACTTTTTTGCGCCAGCGGTTTTTTGCGGCGGCTTTTTTGCGTTTACGTTCTGTAGTAGGTTTTTCATACTGCTCACGATCCCGCAAGTTTTGCAGTAACCCACTTTCATTTACTCTCTTTTTGAATTTGCGTAGTGCTCGTTCTACGTTGTCGTCTTTGACAAATACTTTGGTCATACTGAAAAATCCGCATCAAATTCTTTTAACCACTCTACCGTATCTCTGCCTTTATAATTGTCAGCATCTAATGTAATAACAGCCTTATTTCTAACACCTTCTTCCCATTGGACATCGTCGATTCCTGAATGATACAGATAGATGTCATATTCTTTATCACTGAGTTCATTAATAATATGTTGGCAAGTTTCAGAATCCCAATTAGCGTTTCTTATTAAAACTTTTTTAATATTAACATTGAAATCCATGTCCGGATGTGTAAAAATTCTTGGCATAATTAGTCCTTTAATAAACTTTATCTTGAAGTAGAGTATTTAATTTTGTAATCCATTCTTCTAATTCTTTTCGCCTGTCAGGATGACTGTAATCGTCTGGATTGGTTGCATCTTGTCCATCAGCTGCATAACTACGTTCTTGATATGTTTCGTCGTTATTTCCTCCTGTAACGTCTGCTCTGTCATGGTATACCATAACAGGGATATCCTTAAACCTTCCAACATTTTTAGTAACATGATAAATCCACCAATCACTGTGCGCCACAGGGCTGATTTTATCAAATATATCAATCCAGGACTTGGGAATAATAGGAAAAAGTGCAAAAGGATGATTCATCGAAGTACAGGGCATACGCAAACAACCAAACCAACCTGTCTCATTGACAATATGCTCGTCCCAATTTTCTGTTTGCATTAATGCATCATCGTTCCAAAACATGATCCAATCGCCTACAGCTTCTTCACCCAACAAGTTAACATATCGATTCAATTTTAGATAACCAAAACGCTCTGTTTCAAATACTTTGGTAGTTGCTTCTGTTTGACCAACAAAATCAAACCAAGTGCTAGAGAAAAACTCTCTGCTTTCTTCGTCATCATCGTCATAGGCAATTAAGATTTCAATGTCAGCAGTATTTTTAGCATAAGCAAGTAAACTGCCTATACTTTTTATAACTGCTTCAGTACGTTTTCTAGTAGGTAGTAATATAGATATTTTAGGTTTTGCCATTCTGTCTTTCGAGTTGCTCTGCCACAAGTTCTTGTTCGCTTGGGCTTAATTGATCAAGTTCGTATTCTCCCGACGCAAGTTTTTCAATCAAGTATTGTATATATTGTTCATCGTAAGTATAACTGTCAGAAGTGGATTTGTCAATCTCGATCCACTTCATACCATTATATTTGAACAATTTATTCGGCATTGTGTCTACTCTTAGATAGACATCCCCTTTTTCAGCGTCCTTTGGAAAGGCCGTGCCAAATCCGCTACGACTTTCTCTGCCTGCTTGTAAACTAAATTTTTTGGCAAGTTCCGGATATTGACTTCGGAATACATCGCCTGCCATCATTTTTTCATTTACTTGCATATAGCCGCCTGCGTGACCTTTTATTTTAACTTCATTAATATCGAAGTGTTCTCCATCTATTTCAATTTGTTTAGAATCTTCTTGCGCTTCTGTAGTGTCGCCCACCGGCGTTGTCTCATCTTGTACTTCATCGATTATCTCCTCTTGGGTTTCTAGTTCTTGTGCCACTACAGGATCCCCTGGCCAACCCTCAGGTTGATCGAATCCTGATTTTAGGTAGGGATGTGTTTCTGGTGTGTGTTTTGCATCGTAGGGATCAACCTTGGGCTCTTCTGGTTCTGGAATCTTTTCTACCGGTTCCTCAAGTTTATATTCTACTTCAGGTTCTTGCTTCTGCTCTCTGGCCCAACCAAAACTCATCTGACTAGCCAACAGTAGCAACACAGCCAACGGGTCAAACACAAATATGATTGTGATAATAACCCAAGTAACTGCTTTTTCTAACAGGTTCTTGTCTGCTTGTTCACCGTAGATAAACTCAGCAATATATTTTACAGGACCAACTTCTGCTTCCAGTTTGCGATAGTTTTTCTCAAACACAAACTTTTCTTCCCTGGCACTGTCTACTATGGCTTGTTCTTTGTTGACATTGCCTTCGAGTTCTTCGATACGTTTGTCAATGTCTACCGTTTTGTTTGAAGCCTGTTTGCGTAGTTGTGCAATTCGAGTTTGTATGTCTTTAATTGCAGTTGCATACTTGTCGTCAACCCGTTTAAGCTCCTGGTCCAATGCACGGTTGACGTTTCTGATTTCACGTTGTGCGGCACTGGCAACACTGAGTTCAGTACGTTTGGCCTTCTCTACTGCTTCGTCGTACTGTGCTCCGCCGGCAAAACTTCCTTTGAGTCTATCTTCGGCGGCTTTAATATCTGCTTCTTTTCGTTCAGCAGCTTGTTTTAATCGTTGGTTTTGTTGTTCAATCTTTTTGTCAGCGGCGGCACGAAGCGTGGCTTTTTCATCTTTGATGCGACCGTAGATTTTGTCTAATTCTTTTTGCTCATTGTCTACTAAGTTGTCAACACGAACATCCTCACCTTTAAGCAGTCTGCTGATTTCATCTTGCCAACGCTTTATCTTGGCTTCACTGCGAGCCATTTTGTCATCGAGAGTAGAGATCTGTGCCACTTGCTCTGTGCTCATGGCAGTTTGTTCGATGTGTGCTTTACTCAGGAAGCCAAAGATACCCATGCTGGTAATAAACATTAGAACCAGCACGGCAATAAACATGTAACTCTTTAACAGTACAGGAGCACGTTCCCAATTTGCTTTAAGCCACCAAGCCGAAACCAACTTGGCTACTTCTAATACTGTGCCCATGATTACAATTGGAATAACTGCGGCCGCAAAGATTGCAGTTAAACCAATTACCGAATAATATATTGCAACTGCTGAAATACTCAGACCAGTTAAGAAAGTTAAACTTGCTAAGAACATTTATAATTTTTATAGTGCAAATATTACTTATTTTAATTTCTAAAGTATTAAAAAAGCAAGTTTTATTTTGCCAATAAAAAACCCGCTTAGGCGGGTTTGTAAAAACAAAATCGGATGAGCAGTGACAAAAGTCCTAGCCAAAAGCTCCAGACATCCGATTCCCCCGTTAATCAAATTCCGAACCTTGGTTGTTATAACTCTCATATTCGTCGGCAAGACTATCGATGTAGTCATTGTCCACAACATGCTCGAAAGCCGCATCCCACTCATCAGGTTCGATGTAGGTAGGATCTTCTGACAGATCAATCAACAGTCCTTTAACTCGTCCCATTTCTTTCTCCTTAGGTTAAACGGTTACGGATTTCCAAGCCTGCTCAGGTGCAGCTTCGCCCCACCAACGGTTACGCTCAATTTTGCGGCGAGCGGCCAGCATCTTACTGCGAAGTTTCAAAAACTCCTTAGTGGGTTCGGCATGAATGCCACCCAGGCCCTGCATCTGTAACAAGCATTCATCACGCTTGGCATAGGTGCTAAGTGCCTCAACGGGAACCAAGAAAGGAACACCGCTACTAAACACCGGGCTACGATAAAGTGCTTTTTCCATTTTCAACTCCTGTTTTGTTACTGTATGGAATAATTATAGCAAAATTCAGAATTTCGAGCAAGTACTACCTTAGTATTACTTTTTAGTATTGATTCAGCGCAGGTGCATACTTTCGTATTAACTCACGCTCCAAGCCGTGTGCGGGTTTCCGACCCCGTACAATGTCCACAATACCATACTCAAATGCTTCACTGCCGTATGTTCTAATACTTTCGCATAAGGGCCAATCTTTGCCCTCAGTAAGTGCTCTACGAACGTGCTTCTGCATACGGACTTTAAGAGCCTTGCTGAGTTTTTGCCCGCACACAGTAATACCAATGTATTGCTCTAGAGTAACACGATTGGTAATAACGTATAGGCAATGGTTGGTGTCTTGCCGACGCTTTCTTTTTATCATACCCATATTATACTAAATTGGGTATTTTCGAGCAAGTACTACTAAAGTATTAGTGCAGAGTTTGTGGATTTAAATCGTCTAATTCAAATACCTGTAATACTCGAGTTACAGTTTCGGGCAAATCGTTTTCATCTGCTTCACCTGGTAAAATTACAGTTTTTAAATTGCCTTCAACATCTAAAACAAATACAAATTCATTGCCTTCAATTGAGTCACTAATTTCTTCTAAATCTTCTTCAGTAATGTCCGAATCATTTTTTATTGTATTTGTCACGATATTGCCTTTCTAATCGACGATAATATGTCGTACTTTTTTTGACCAATAAGTCTATTATTTTAGTGTCTTTACGAAAATAATGTCTATATATTTGATAAGTTGGTGTTTTTTTAATATTGACATTTTTCTTTTGATAAACAAATTTTTCCAACGCCATACCTGCGGCCGCAGTAAAAGCATAGGCATCTATTTCATCATTCATGCCGTAATATTCTTGGTGTTCTTTAAAGAATAGATTCTTTTCTCTACTACGATAAAGTCTGCCTTCATTAAAATGTCTGCGTCTGAACTGACCCATGTGTACAAACTCGTGCCCTATGATGCTGGCAATGTCCACTGCTAGTTCGTGCCAGTGTGCAAATGACAAGTCTGATTCATCAAAACAAAAAGTAGGTTTGCGTATGGGAAACTGTATTTCAATTAGAATACACTGTTTGCTTTCTTGATCCAGTTCGGGATCGTATAGGCCCGATGTTTCAAACTTGTTGTCTAATACGCCTATGCTTTCTAAGCCGTATACTCTTATGTCTTTACTAGGAATGTTTCTGTTTAGTTTGTAACAAATCTGTTTGGCAGTCAACTCCTGACCTATGCATTTATAATACAGTTGATGTAATCGGTCCAGTAAGTCGAAATAGTTCACTTTGTTACCTAAATACTAAAATTCCTAAAAGTACAGCCTGTACAATAAAGCCTATACCGATAGTAATTGTATTTAACCATTCTCGATTTACCAAGCCTTTTATGAACATTAGTACTAAAGCAGACCAAATAAACACCACAACGTCAAAGTCCATTGGTTGTTCGATAAGACCTTCTTTATAGGCTAAAAGGTTAGGAATAGTTGCACTATGCAAAACTAGGATTGCTACCCAACCAAAACTTTCACCTATGACGTGTTGTATCATACGCCACACAGACCAATCGGGAATTGTGGCTACCCAAGTTTTAAATTTTGCTTTTTGCTCTTCAGTAAACATTAGGCATTACGCTCTTTGTAGAATATGTGCAAACCAATTTTAGTCAATTTGATTTTCCACCTACGCCAATTTGGTCGAACATAAGTAGCATGGTAGTAGAGTGCTTCAGTAAGTCCGGGCAGTCTATAGTTTTCATAGAACACACGTTTGGCTACTGCTAGACTTTCTTCGTACTGCTTGTTGGTGATAACTTTAGGTTTATGTTTGGTTACACAGACCCAACTGAATTGGCAGACATAACGGCCTGCCACTTTAAATTTTTGGTGGACTACAC